TGTTAGGTTAGCAAGTGAACCATAATTACTTACACCATCAACTTTACTATTTGTTGCTTCGTTTCTGTTTTCGTGTAGTGGATATATTAATACTCTGCCTGTGTATTCATCATAGAAATTTAAATTATATGTTCTATTATTGACAATTAAGTTTTGCCATGATTCAAAAACAACTCTTTCTGATAATTCTGCATCTAACATAAATGTTAAATCCATTGTACTAAATTCTAAACCTCTTGCCATGTTTCGTTCTGGTCCATAAAATGATGTAGCACTAGTATCAGTTATTGTTCTCTCTGGTAATCTAGCGGCATCACAAAAGAAGAACAATCTCTCTCTTAAATTGTTTTTAGTTTCAGTTAAGAAATTAAAATCTGTTTCGTATTCTAAAAACTCCATACCTTGTAGAGTTTCGTTTGTAAATGTTCTAGGAAATTCTAATACGACTAAAAACTTAGCAGGTCTATAAAAACCCTCTGCTGCTGAAACCATAGACCTAAATCTGTTAACGGTTGTGTTAACATTAGGTTTTGTATTCTGTAATCTCTTTCTTGCCTTACCAGCATCAAAACCTTTATCTCTAGGTAGACCTATTCTTATATCAAAAGGTCCTGGTATAGGTAGTCGTTGTCTAATTATTGCCATTAAGAGTAATCCTCATCATTGTCCCATGCTTCAGGACATATCTTTTTCATTGCCTCTATTATTTCTTCTATCGTATATTTATCGTTCATTATATAAACTTCCTACTATCTGCATAAACTCTAGCATCACTTGCCTTTTGAAATCTCTGTACAGGTAGATGTATGGCAATAGGTGCCTCATCTGCATTTATTCTTAGAAAACCTGTTTTTAATTGACTATACAAATATTTTTTAATTGTAGGTTTTACAATTCTAATTCTTTTTACATCATCATAAGACACATCAAACTTTGTGTTTTTGTCAAACCTTCTATCTGTTGCTGTTGCTTGCATACGTTCTAATAATTTAAATCTTAATAGAGGTGGTAGATAATGAAAGTTCATACCCATAAAACCACCCTTTGTAGGTTCTAGTGGTAATACTAATGGGAATATGTCATAGTAAGGTAATGTCTTTTTAAGTTTAGGATCATAACCAAATAAGTTAAGTCTGCCCACACTAGGTCTACCATTCAACTTACCATCTTTCATAAGTTGCCTTGCACTAGCATTGCCTGCTATTCTTTGTACTTGTCCTCTATACCAAGAATTAGACCTATCTGTGTTGCCTTTATTGAGTTTAATTGTGTCAAAAACACTTGCCATACTACTATTTATGTACTATTTAAAATGCTTTTAAGTGTTCTTCGGTGAGTATTTTGAAAGACATATTACGCTTTTTACACCAAGCAAACGCTGTATTCCATTTGCGTCTGTTAGTTTCATAAGTCATTAATGCTCTCTTAAAATATGCTGATTTGATTTTACCAGGTTGTGGTTTTCGTGTCTGATATTTAGGTTTGATTTCTATTAGAAACTTCTTATGAGTGCCATTAGGTTGTCGTACTTTCATAAAGAAGTCAGGATAATATCTATGAGGTTTATTATCTACACCTCTATATGCAATTGATAATTCTTCACTTCCCCATTCTACTATCTGCCTTGTCTTGTCACAATAAATCATAAACCTTTTTTCCCAACTTGATCTGTAAACAATGTTCTTTACATTGCCCTTATACTTTTGAGGGTTCATAGGTTTAAATAAACCTTTGTATGCTCTTCTATCTATGTTAGGAAACTTTTTAATTTTCATTGTGGTGGGGTGGCGTCACCGCCACCCTTTGAGAAAGTTTTGAGAGATAGATTACTCGTCTTCAGCAAGTTTACTAAAATACGATAATGATTCATCATCACTATCGGTAGACGAGGCTTTCTCCACAGAACCAGCAGATTTAGGTACGCTATTACTAGCGGGTGGGAGGTCTATATCTGCAACAGATTCCGTGCTTCTTGTTCCAGTAAGAACCCTATTCAGTTTCTCTTTGAGTTCATCATAGGATTTAAAATTACTTGGATCAATGAAGGCCTTTAGAGCATATTGAGACTTCCACACTGCGTCAATCTCTTCGTCAGTATTTTTAATTTTACTAACTTGCTCAAATTCAGATTTATCATAATTCCAGTAGCCGTCAACTTTTCTGATTTTTAGTTTGAAGTTTGCACCTTCCCAAAAATCAAATGGGTTAACTGCCTTCTCATCTTCAAATGCAGGATTCATTGCTTCTGTAATCTTATCAAATATCTTTTTACCAAATTTGAATAAGAAAGTTTTACCTTCATTCTCAGGATGTTTAGGATCAGATACAACATAGATGTTAGAATAGTATTGTAGTTTTCTTTTTCTTTTTCTAGCAATCTCTTTATCTGCTTCTATGCCTGTATTCCATAGTCTAGTGTTCTCTTCACTAACTGGATCTTTTTTGTTTAATGTAGTTAAACTATTTTCAATATACCATTGACCACCTGGTCCTTGAAAAGCATGATGCCACACTCTTTGCCATGGCATATCTTCGCCTTCAACAGCAGGTAAAAATCTGATTACAGCAAAGCCGTTACCTGATTTATCTAACTCTGGTTTCCAGAATCTGTCGTCTTGGTATTTGTTTTCTGTTTTTGGTTTGTCTTGCGATTTCTCTAATTGTTTTGTTAGAGCGTCAAAATTAGACTTTGACCTTTTTAGTTCTTCTAATGCGTTTGACATTGTATTTTCTCCTTGTATATATTAATGTACGTATTTGTATTAATTGTATTAGTATTATTTATAATTGTTTTTTGTTCTTTGCCCATTTTTTTACTTCTTTACTTCTAGCGTCTTCATCATAACACGCCTTAGGTAAAGGGTTATTCTTAATGCACTCTTTCAAGCGCTCACAGGTATTGACAATCTTATCTAATACTTTATATATTAATTGATCAAACATAATTACATTATATCACTTATTGTCATTGTTGTCAAGCCCCCATTTAACTTGCTCATCATCTGTTCGTATGTGATGTATTCTAATTGACCTCTTTTGTGCCATGGGTCCCACACATCAATAGGACTATTAGTAGGTTTATCATCTAATGCCTTATTAACTTTGTAAAACTTGATATTAGGGTTCCAGTCCATTAGTGTATACCACTGGTTAACCCAATTATCATGTGGTGTAGCAGTGTTCTCTTTTGCTACATAATGTTTAGTGCCTGCATATATATTATTTACCAATCTAGTATTACTTACTAAATCGTGCCCTATCATATAAATTTCTTTTGGTTGTTCTCTCTTAACTGCAACAAAACCAGCACTTGCACCGCAAGCCCAACCATGATCTTTGTATTCTTTCCACACATCTCTAATATCGTTTGACTTATCATCTGGTGTAATCCACGATACATAAATGTGTGAAGAGTTTATTTGTTTCTGTATTATTTCTTTTGGTCTGCCACTATGTGTCTTTTGAGCATTTCTTAAAATATTAACCATGCCTTTCATGTTAGTACCATGTATAACAAATTCTTCGGCCTGATCTTTGTTCTCTTTGTTCTCTTTTATAATATCATACTCAGATAACTCTTTAAACTCTTCCTCACTTATCATGCCTTTTACAACACCATCGTATGTCATCTTAGGTAGTTTAGTCCAGTTTCTAAAATAACAAGGTATATTTGATGCAATACCACTATGATATATTTCGTGTATAATACCATTGTCAACAGCAGTTAACACATCAGGCATAAAGTCTCTGTAAATCGCATTGCAACCATAAATCTTACCAAATCGTCTTAACTTTTCTAAATCAAAACCTATTCTACTCTCAGCGTTACCTATACAAAATACTTTGCTCATTTTCTTCTCCTTCTAAAATATCTTCGCCATAATGCTGATCTAGTCATTGACACTACGGTAAATATTAATGCGATACCCATACTATCTAATATACTAGGATGTAAATCAAACAAAGGAAATATTAGTAATTGTATTAGTACGGCTAATATAAAACCACTACCTACATCTATTACACTTTCAAATACATCACTCATTTAATTCTTTTCCATTGTTTATATAACTCTAATGATCCTGTTGCTTGATATACTTGACCTGTTTCTAAGTCTCTTATCTGCCATTTCAAAGGACACTTTGTTAGTATTGTTAAGTTAACTGGTTTCTTTAATTCAGGAACCTTTTTATTGTTAATTAGTTTTCTCACTTAAAAATATTTCTTTCATAATAAATTTACATTTAGTCCTGTTAAACTTTATAAAAGGACTTAGTCTGGCAATCTTATGTGAGATTTCAGGCCAGATAACACTTTCGGCAATTTCTTTATCCCAATTCTTAACAAACGCAAGTATTTTATCCATGATGATGATTGTTTGAATTGAGACTTGTTTCGAAAGAAATAATCGTAGCAATCTAGGATGTTGCCCACTATGTACCCGAAGAGCATCATCAAACCGAACATTAGCGTCACTAGCGTCATTACTAATCCGTACAATATCACTTCGAAAATTGTATGTAAACGACTCATTATATTTTCGCCATTTGTTGTAGGTAGTTTCACCATCTGCTCTTACTAAATCTCCTATCCATGTTTTAGAATTAGATGCAAAGTTAGCAACAAAGTAATCAAGTAATTCGTCAGGTTTATATTTAGTAACCAGTTTGTGAAAAAAGAACCTGTCGTTTCTTTTGAGAAAAGTATTAAATGATGAATTAACTTTTGCATTGTGTTTAAAGAAATCGTAATTGTCCGTTGAAAAATGTAATTTAACTGCAAGATAAAGTTTGTATGCTTCATAACTATTCATAATGGTAGTTTGGCTGAATTTGTTTTTTCAATCAGATTCAACTTCTCTGCCTCTATTTGTATTTTTTCTTTTAGTGATTTATTTATTAATGTGTTAATTGAACCTGAGTCTAAATTATTATCTTCACAATAATTAAGTACAGCATCCATGTATGTTATTCTTTTTTCTTTAACTATCTTTTCAATAATTAAACCAAACTTTTTACTATTCAATAACATAATTTATTATAACATATTATAAGGGAGAGATCAACCCTCCCATATAATTAGTCAGCGATCTGATCGCAATTCTTTTTATTTGCTGGTAGACCTGGTTCTTTATCATATAACCAAATATATGAATAAACTACCTTGTCTTCTTTTACTGCACATTTTTTACCAAATGATAGTCTTGGTTCTTTGATAGAACAAGCACTTAGCAATACACCTGCAAATAATATAGTCATTATTGTTTTCATTGTTTTAATTGTCCGTCTTCAACTTTTGTTGTATCAAAGGTGTGAAATATCATACATCTTTCATTGCCTTGAGCGATGTCAATTGTTGCCAATCTCTCACCTTTGTCGTTTGCCCACATAGTTATCATATACACTGGATTGCCATCTGGTGATGATGATTCACGGCCTAAAGAAACCTCTGTTGCTTTAAACTCGTGGTCTTCTATGTACTTATTTACCTCTGCAGGAGTACCACATACTCCTGGTAAGTCTAAGAAGTAAAAATTATATTTATTTAGGTCGTATCTATTGTGTTCAGCGTAAACACTTGTCGCAAATAGTACGATAATAAAAATTAAAATCTTTTGCATATATCCCTTTAGCAGTTAAGGTCGCAAGTAGGATTGCTTTAAATCACCTGAATTTATTTGGTAG